ATACAGCACAGGATACTTACAATAAAGAAGAAGCTATCAGGCAGGCAAAATTAGTGGCGCTTAAAGCCCAATATCAACAAGAACAGTTTTTGGCGCAAGGTAATGCCGAACAGTTAGAGAAAATTAATGCTGATTACAATAAGGCTTCAAAGGAATCAGATGATGAAGGTGCAAAAGCTCGAATAGCGTTAGCGCAAGCTGAAAAGGATGCCAAATTAGCTACTTATCAAGAAGTATCAGATGGTTTAGCAGCAGCAGCCGATATAGCAGGGAAAAACACGGTAGCGGGTAAGGCCCTGGCGGTGGCCAGTGCTACGATCAGTACTTATTTATCTGCACAAAAGGCTTACGAATCTCAATTTTTGCCTGTACCTGATATATCATCGCCATTAAGAGGTGCATTAGCTGCCGGAGTTGCCGTAGCATCAGGTTTAGCCAATATTAAAACTATACTATCGGTAAAGGTACCGGGTGCCGGTTCATCAGTCGGTGTTACACCATCTTATCAGGCACCTACTATAAATAGCACGGTATTAAATCAGGCACAGCAAGGTATTCAAAACGTCAATGTATTAAATCAACCAGATACCACAAAGCAACAACCTATTAAAGCTTATGTAGTTGAAAAGGATATTACAAGCGCACAGGACAGGGCAGCGTATTTAAATAGAAGGTCAACTATCTAAGTCCTCATAATATCTTAATAGCATCTTTTCGTAAAGCTTATCTGAAAACACGGTTGATGCAGAATCATTGACTTTTTGAAAAGACTTTTTGATAGAATCCAAATCTTTAATCGCTTCATCGAATTGAAATTTCGAGGGATTGCCAACATTGTATTTATGAAGATATGTGTTGATATCCCCTGAAACTGCTTCATAAGCGTTAGATGATTTCTTGCATAATTCTGCTTTTTGAGAAAATTTGCCAAACGTCAAAAGCGCAGTACTTCCGGTGGCAGCGATAGAGACTATTCCTACAATGAGTTTTATTGTGTTATAATCACCATCGGAAACGTCTTCTTTTTTAAACGCCCCAAAAATAGCGGTTCCGACAATTGCAGAAAGTAATGTTGAAGCGGAGCCAAAATATCGATTGAGTAATTTATAACGGTAAGCTAATGTGTATTGGGAATCTTTTCTTGCTAAAGCCTTAATCCGTATTTCTTTTGCTTCTTTTATGATTTCTCCTTTTCTCTCTATAAATTCCTTTGTTTCGTTCATAAGATTTTATTTAGGTATAAGCGAATATAAGAAATTTTAATATTTAGCCTATTACCGGGTAAATGAAATTACCTGTAATAGAATTAAAAATAGATGAAGCTAATGAAAGCTTTGTGTCGGCTATCGCTCTGGTAGAACATCCTGCAATTGAAAGTGATTTTATTGCTTTTAATCAAACTCAAAACTTCGCAGTTAATGATGAAAGACAGGAATTATTAGGTGCAGCAATGTTGCCGGATAAGCCTATCTACCGTAACGGTGATAAAGGTGATTTTTACGCAGTATTTTCAAAAGATACCATCAGGCAAATAGCGCAAGTGTTTGCACAAAAAGGGTTATTCAATAATACCAATATTGAACATACCATTATTCCCGCTGATTCCTATGTATTTCAATCATACATAGTTGATAATTCCAAAAATATCAATGCACCTACAGGAATTGAAGCTCCAGATGGCAGTTGGATAGTAGGAGTAAAGGTCAACAACCCTGCCATATGGCAATCCATTAAACAAGGTCAAATTAAAGGTTTTTCCGTTGAAGGGATTTTTGAACTATTCCCCACAGATCAAGTAAGTGACGGTACGCTAACAATTGATGATATCAACCTATCGCAAGCAATCAATGAATTTAATGCTGCACTTGACAGAGTGAATAACGGGTAATAGAATTTTATTCTAACGAATAACCTATTACCAGCATAAGAGATAATAAATCAAAAATGACAAAAAAAGAAGCTATAGAAACTATCAAAAATGCAACTAAAGCTATCGGCTTACTTTTCTACCAAAACGAACAAAAGTTTGAAGCAGTAAAAGTTAAGGATGGTTCACAAGATGTATCAGTTGAAGGCGAATATGCTAAAGGTACCAAAGTGTCAGTATCTAGTTCTACAGGCTCCGTACCTGCACCAGACGGTAATTATACATTATCAAACGGTCAATCATTCGCTACAAAAGGCGGGGTAATTGATGAAATAATGGAGGATGCCACTGATGATACAGATGAAGATTTTACAAAAAAGGCAAAAATAAAAGCAGATACTAATGATTCAGATGAAGATATGGCAGCAGCCCAGGCTGAAGCAGATGAAAATTTTGAAGCACCAGTAGCAAATTCCAATACCGTAGCATTACAGGCATTAGCCGATAAGATTACCGAAATGGATACAATGATTTCAGCAATTAAGGATGCTTTAACAGGTAAAGCTTCAAAACAAGATATGTCAGCAATTGCTGAAAATTTCAAATCAATTGAAGCAGCTTTTGAAGTGCTATCTGATACCCCCGCAGAATTTTCTAGGGTGGACAAATCAGTACTGGCAAAAGAAGATAAGGCTAAAAAGTTAGAAGCTTTAGCCGGATTGATGAAGAAATAAAATGACCCGAAAGGGATAATAAACGAAAGATAAAGAGAAGAAGAAAATGGCATTTAATATTTCCGCATTACCACAATACGTAGACCAAACATCAAAACAGCTTTTGGTTGATACCGTATTTGGCAATCAAACCGCTACCATTTTAAAAGACGCAGGTAGCGTAACTTTAGGTGTAAAAGGTCAATATGCACTACAATTATTAAGCACAGATGTTAGTTTACAAGCTAACACAGGTTGCGGTCGTAACCCAACGGGTAACGCTAACTTTTCACAGGCAGTTTTAACTGTACACCCTATTAAGGATGAACAGAATTTATGTAACAAGCCTTTGGAGAACACTTGGATGGTTCAATACCTTACTAAAGGTCAAACTTATACCGAAGCCCTATTTGCAAATGAAATTATGTCTGCTCGTGCTTTGAAAATCGCACAGGAATCAGAGAAAGTTATTTGGCAAGGTGATGTTGTTGCACAATCGGGTTCAACCACTTTAGGCAGATTTGACGGTTTCGTTAAACAAATTAAAGCGGGTGCTTATATCGTTTTAACTGGCGGTACAATTGCTACAGGTGCTACAGTAGTTGAAAGATTACAAGGTGCATTTTTAGGTACCCCGTCAAAAATTACCGAACAATCTGATGCAGTTATTTTCATAGGTACCGATGTGTACAATGAATATACCGTTGCATTAGCACAAAAGAACTTATACCATCCATCAGAAGATAAAATCTTATTCGGTACATCAATCAAATTGGTTCCGGTTGATGGTCTAATAGGTACACGTAACGCATTTGTAGGTCGTTTGCGCTCATTCCAAATGGGTACCGACCTTTTAGGTGAAGAAGATCGTGCAACTATGCAGTATTCAATAGAAACCCAAAGTATATATATGGACTTCCATTTTGCTTTAGGTGTTGTACCTGTGTACATCAATGAAATTGGTGTAGCTACTGTTTAATACAGAATTAATAAAATAAAGATGATTATGCCGGGGGCTGTAAACATTCAGCCCCTGTAATTAATCGAGATAAAGGAGAAAATATAATATGTCTTGTACAAGCGTAACAGCATATACTAAACAATGTGGCAGAGGTATTTCGGGCGGTGTTGCAAAATTATGGATTATAGGTTATGGTGATTTAGTTGCGCCTGTATCTGGTTCAACCGATACTTTTGCAGTAGCATCAGGAACAACCGTAGTTAGCCAGATCGGAATTGCATCAGGTAAAACATTTGTATCAGTCGGTACACTAAAAGAATCAGTTTCATTCAAGGGTACTGTAAAAAAAGATAGCTCAACAGGTGCTTTTGAAAATTCAACCGAAACCACAATAGTAATTTCAAGTATTTCAGAAACTGGGAAGCAATTTGTTGAAGGATTGATGCAACAGCCAGTAGCAATATTAATTAAGCTTCGCAGCGGTACGTATATTGTTTCGGGGTTAAATGGCTTCACAGAACTTACTGATGTAACAGAAGATACTGGTACAAAAAACAGCGATATGAATGGTTATCAGTTAAAATTAACGGGTGTTGAAGATGGTTTTACAAAAACCATTGATCCTACATACGTAGGTTCCATTGTAGATAAGCTATAATTCGCCAGACAGCGAAATTATACAGCCTTGTTAGTAATAGCAGGGCTTTTTTATTTAGATTTCAAAATGTACCGTACATCGCTTATGCTCTTTGATAGCCATTTTTTGCGCTTTATCTTTATGTAATTATTAATAGAATACTTAATTAAAAAAGGTGAAAAAGAAAGTAGAAAAGCAGGTTGTTGAAGAAGTAATTGTAACAGATTCAAAGAATACCGAAAAGAAGGTTAAATTTAATACAGGTAAAATGAAGCCCAACCCTAAATGGACTTACTAAAAATTAATCATTTAGCAGCCCCGCAATAGCGGGGCTTTTTTATTTAATGATAAACCTATTACCTACAAAAAGTAGGCGATGATATTATTAAATAAAAGCACCAGTACACAGGATATCGTTCTAACGCTAAGTGAGCTAACCACAATACCCGATGCAGTATATCTTTTGGTGCTCACCAGTGATTTTACACAGGTCGTTTCAAGATTTATTTTATCAGGCAATACCAGTTTAGACACAGACCGTTACGACCTGTTCAAGTTGGACACCAGTTTAATAACTTCTTTAGAGCAGGGTTTATACACTTATGCAGCGTATCAATCACCAGTATTTACTTATGATGAGACCACTTTAGGCAAACCTATAGAATATGGTAAAGCTAAAGTAATTGACCCTGCAACAGTAGTACAACCTATAATCTATAATTCAGTGCCTACTGAATATGTAACCTACAATTCCGATAATGATTAATACAGGGCAGACAGAGAGCAGGGAAATAGTGAAGTTTAATCAGCACATAACGCCACCGCCAGTTGAAGTAATACAAAGTAATAGTGATAATGTATATGTGAGGTATGGGTTGGATAACCTGTACCCAAACTTTTTATTAAAGCTATTTAACGAATCACCTCTACACAAAGGCATTACCAATTCCAAAATTGATTACATCATTGGTGATGGTTTAACCTTTAAGGGCGCTACTAAGCAGTTAACATTTAAACCAAATCCAACTGATTCATTTAATGAGTTCATCAGCAAATTAGTTAATGATTACCTGATCTTCAATTACTATGCTATTGAAGTGATTTACAATAAGCTAAACAAGCCTATTCAGTATAATCATATCCCGGCACATAAAATAAGATGCAATAAAGACCGTAGTAAATTTTGGTATTCAAACGACTGGTTCTATGAACCTAACATATTGTTAAGTTATGATATTTGGACAGCAAGTAGTAATTCCGATGGTAAAGCAAAGGTGTTTTTTTATACGTCTTATTCACCGTCAGTAAATAATATCTATCCGACACCTGATTATTCAGGGGCAATAAAATCAATTGAAACGGATATAGCGATCCGGGACTTTCAAATTAACAGTATTGAAAACAGCTTTAGCGTATCATCAATCATTACATTTTTAGGTGGTGCGCCAAACGATGAAGTTAAGCGGGCCATAACCAACAAGATACAAAATTCATTTACCGGGCAAAACGGTGGTAAAATGATTATTGGTTTTGAGAACGCAACAAGCCTACCTCCAGATGTAAAGAACATAGCACCATCTGATTGGGATAAAGCTTATGTAGAGGTCAAAAAGGACGTTTTACAGGATATTTTAACCGCACATAGTGCTGTATCGCCTATTCTATTCGGTATTAAAACAGATGGTCAATTAGGCGGTGCTACGGAATTGGAAACAGCCTATGAGATATTTAAGAACCTCTTTGTAAAAAACCGAAGAAATGAATTAGAATCAGGTTTGAATCGCTTGTTTGCCGAAATAAACTTAGGCGAATTAGAATTTAAAGATATGGGATCATTGTTCAGCGCAACTCTTAGTGATGTTATGAAAATGAAGACCTATACCATCAACGAAATAAGAAATGAAGCCGGACTACCACCGATATTAAATGGCGATAGGTTGATTGATGAAGTTAAGCCAGTACCAACACAAGAACCTACCGATAAGGGTAATATTCCTGATGTAAACGTTGTGGGTTCACCAGTACCGCCTAATCAAGTTGCACCACCCGCACCGCCAACAGCCGGGGCCACTGCCAACGCTGGTAATTTCGCTCATTTAACAGATGATGACTTTGAAAAAGTTAAACACTTAGGATCAGCTAAACAAGATTTCAGGGTATTCAAAAAATTAGGCTATTCAGTGCAATCTTTTTCGGATGTAAAAGCCATTGAATTAGCATTTGATGATGAAAAAGATATATCTGATTACCTCATAAAGAACGGTATCAAAAATATGCCCCTTGTTCAAATCAAGGCAGCGATACGTAAAGATTTGGGGATAGCGGTAACAGCAGACGAAATAAGAAAAATCATTACAGGCTTAGAAGATTCCGGGGTTATCAATAAAGCAGATGTAGGTAAAGGGATTACTATAAACCCTACTGAAAAATCTATGCAGCCCGCCCTGGAGAACATTCGTAGGGTAGAAGTTAGATATAGCTATGAAGGCCCCGAAGATGACAAAAACAGACCGTTTTGTGCTAAGATTATGGCTAATGATAAATTCTATACCCGTCAGGATATCGAACAAATGTCGGGGCTTTTTGGATATTCAATATTTGATTACCGGGGCGGTTTTTACCATAATCCTAATACCAATATTACTACACCCTATTGCCGCCATAGATGGGTTGCGACCAGCGTAGTTAAAATTAACCCCGCAGCTTAATGAAGACACTTTTTATATCAGAAACCACTATAAAGGCAAATAGTATTATTGAAACTAATGTTGATTCAAAGATCATAGCCAACACGATCAATGAGGTACAGGATTTGGAACTTAAACCAGTCTTAGGTGATGATTTATATACTTCAATTGCAAACGAAGTCCTATCCGCATCTACCATTTCGGGTTATACCATCACCGATACCAATTTTGAGTTATTGGAAGATTATATTAAGCCTTTTTTGATTTATGGTACCCTGTCTTATGGTTTTATTCCGATTCATTATAAGTTGACAAACAAGGGTGTAAACCGGAAAAATGATGAAAACGCTACAACAGCGACCTATGCAGAGTTGCAACAGGTAAAAGATAATTACGATTCCAAATTTGCCACCTACAAACAGCGACTGATAAAGCATCTGGAAATTGATTTGAATGATAACTTAGATACAGTTACAGATAGTTCTGGTGAAAGCACAGGGTGGTATCTGCCGGATAATACATTAAACCTACAAGATTTCTTTGATGGTTTAACTAATAAGACAGGTTTCTATTCTGGTTATTACCGTAGATATTAAACCTGTACGCCTATTACCTCAAAAAGGTAATGCTAACATTAAACCAGATAAAACAACGGCTTATTGATTTTTACGAAAATCATATACAGGTTAAT